GTTATTCATGATGTTGCCGCAAGTATGAAAGATCTTCCCATTTGTGGCACATGTGCTCCCACAACTGAAGCTCTCTTTGATGAAGTGCAACAAGTTGTTGTCTTTTCTCGACGCGATGTACTTTCAACTGAAAGTGTAGACGTTAAGCCTATTTCCAACTTCTTTACAGAGGAACAGATTGATTGCCTTAAGGAGAGTCGCGTGAGCGATTCCATCTTTGAAGAGCTCTCCGCCTCTGGAGATCCGAAGACTAAGAAACGTGCCATTCGAATTCAACTCACGACATCAGGTGACCCAAAAACTCTCCGCAAGAAGAAAATTACTGTTGAAGCTGAATTTCGAAGTGATCAAGGTGCCCATGAAGTCTCTGAAAAAGTGCGCAACAATGTGTACCAGATTGCAGTTGGTGATGGCGAGAATTTTCCTTCGTCTCTGAAGATTGTTATTCTTGCCGGACGAATTGGACTTACTGTTGCCCATATAGTTCCATACCTTGAGAAGAACTCTCATGTGAAACTCACTAGCACTTCCGCGCCCGATGGGTATATTTTCAAGGTGTCAGAGTTAATACATCATCAAGTCCTTGGGCGGGATGGCGTATCAAAAGATCAACTCTTAATTGAATTCCCTAAGCGTTTCCCAAGCCATCAGCAAATTCTCAAAAACGTCGCCTCGTCTGAGGATATGTCCATAAGCAAGCTTCCAGTTGTTCTTGTGAATCCTAGTCACAAAAATATCGTCTATTTGAAGTACGGAATGGCTACGGCACATGATAAGATCCTGAAATATAATAATGAGAATAATCAGGTGCTTAGCGTACGATCGTACTATTCGTATGAATTTGAGACAGCTCCCGGTGACTGTGGAAGTGTGATGGTTGGAATCGGACATGCTATCCAACATAAAATTATGGCGATTCACATTGCTGGTAGTGTTGGCCGAGGATATGGATCTCCTTTGAATCGAGCGGATTTGGAAGAGGCTCTTGCAAAATTTGACATTTCTGCTCAGATTCGCCTTGATTTGGATCCGATTTTGACCAAACCATCTTCTCAAATCGCTTTGCCTGAGGGAAATTTCGTGCGCGTGGGATACCCCATTTACAGTGTTCCCCGGCCCCTCAAAACGAAGTTGCGCAAGAGTGCCGTTTTTGAACAAATTGTGAGGTCAACCACTGTACCCAGCGTTCTTGCCAGTTTTTGGAAGGACGGTCAACATGTTGATCCCCTTATGAAAGGTTTGAAGAAAGCTGGATCTTTGCCACCTCCAATTGATCTTGATCTGTTAGACGCATGTGTGAATGACGTTTCCCGCTTGTTGTCTGATAAAAGGGATCCTGAACACCAACGTATTCTCACGAATTTTGAGGCTGTGGCTGGAATTGAGTTGGACGATTTTGCTCCTGGCATTACACGAACAACTTCCCCTGGTTTTCCCTTGGTGCGTGAAGGTAAAGGACCTGGAAAAGGCAAGCAAAAGTGGCTTGGCACTGATGAATATCTTTTACCGCCTGATATTGAAGCAGAGATGGAACGCATTGAAATGAATGCTGCTAGGGCCATTCGGACACCCACTATCTGGACCGATACCCTTAAAGACGAACGCCGTCCTCTTCAAAAGGTTGCAGATGCTAAGACGAGAGTTTTCTCTGCTGGACCAATGTGTTACACGTTGGTTTTTCGTAAATACTTTCTTGGCTTTTCTTCGCATTGCGCAAAGAACCGCATTCACAATGAGATTGCGGTTGGCACTAATGTCTATTCAATGGATTGGCATTGTATCGCTGAGCGCATGCAGAGCAAGGGTAAGAAAGTGATTGCTGGAGATTTCTCCAATTTTGACGGGACCCTTGTCAGTGAAATCCTGTGGGCAATTCTTGACATCATCAATCAATTTTATAATGATGGTGAGAAGAATGCGCTCATTCGGGAAGTCCTCTGGTGTGAGATCGTCAATTCTGTTCATGTATTTGACAGCTCTGTCTACATTTGGACACACTCCCAACCTTCTGGTTGTCCTTTGACAGCGATTATTAACTCAATCTATAACTCGCTGTCAATGCGGTACGTATGGATGCTGGTTGTTCCTCAAGAATTGAAGAACATGCAAGCATTCCAACGTAATGTTGCAATGATCGCATATGGAGATGACAACATCGTCAACATTTCTGATGGGGTCATTGACATTTTCAACCAAGTCACCATCGCCGCTGGTTACGCCACATTTGGAATGACGTATACCGACGAAGCCAAAAGTGGAGAACTTATTCCATTCCGGTCGCTTGATGATATCAGTTTCCTCAAGCGAACGTTTCTCCGTGATCCAGCTGGAATGTACCGTGCCCCGCTCTCTCTGGATACTGTGCTTGAGATGACGAATTGGATCCGAGGGGACATGGATGAAGAGGCC